TTCTAAGAGTACCGGATTAAAGCCCGGTGTTAATTTGAATACGACTACTTTAGGATCTAACCGCACATCAATGGCTGATTCTGCAGTCAGTTCGTTATCCTCTTTTTTCTGCAAAGATTCCTGCATCAGCAGTTTTCCATCCACAATTTTTCCTGCATAAGGGCGGTTTACACTGACAAAGGCATCGAATCCCATGGTGCGGATCTTTGTTGCCCAAGAGCCATGGATGACTCTTCCGTTAAAGGTAAGATAGACTCCGGCCGGTGCTCCGCAGGCTGTCAGGAATGCATCACGGATATTTGTCACTGCATCATTTTCCGCTTCTCCCATGGGAAGCTGGGAACCGGTCAGGACAACCGGCACTTTTGGATGGATCAGCATGGTGTCCAGTGCTGCTGCGCTGTAGGCACAGGTATCCGTTCCGTGAGTAATCACGATGCCCTCATAGTTTTCCATACCACGGAATACTGCCTGCGCCATCAGCACCCACTCTTCCGGCTGCACATTGGTGCTGTCCAGGTTCAGAAGATCCACACAGTCAATGCTGCACTTATTTTTCAGTTCCGGGATCATATCCAGCATCTGCTGCCCGGTAGTCTCCGGCTTCAGACCATCGTCCCCTTCCTGAGAAGCGATGGTTCCGCCGGTCGTTATCATTAGAATTCGTTTCATATTACATAGATACCCGCTCTGCGATCTCTGCCATCTTTGCTTTGTTCAGGCGGGTGTCTCCTTTTACTCTGGAGTAAGACAGATAACCGTTCATACGGTCGATCTTGGTCAGGTTCTTGCTGCCGCATTTCGGGCATACATCCATATCCAGTTCCTGATATCCGCAGTCATCACAGTATGCCAGTGACAGGTTCACGCCTTCATAAAAGCCTTTCTTCATGGCGCGGCGCACCAGGGTGCGGACTGCTTCTTTGTTATATCCGACCGGATAACGTACATACTGGATCTTGCCTCCGTTGCACAGTTCCCAGAAACGACCTTCCTTGTCCTGTTTCTCAATCGGAGTCATATCCTCGGTCACATGGCAGTGAAAACTGTTGCTCACATACGGTCTGTCAGATACATTTTCCACGATTCCGTATTTCTTGCGGAACTGCTCGATCTGAAGACCACACAGGCTCTCTGCCGGAGTGCCATAGATTGCATAGAGAATGCCGTCCTCTTCTTTATATTCGTTGATCTTTTTATTGATGTATCTCATGACTTCCAGCGCAAACTCGCCGTCTTCACGGATGGATTTTCCATTGTAAAGCTGCTGCAGCTCGTTGAGTGCGGTGATACCAAAGGAAGCAGTCATAGGCTTCAATAATGGTTTGATCTTATCCTGCGGATTCAGATGTCCGCCGTAGAATCCACCCTCGCAGTAAGCCAGCGGGTTGGTGGATGCTCTCATCTCTCCCAGATAGTCAAAGGTACGGATATGAAGATTACGGATCATCTCCAGATAGTAATCCAGCACCTCGTAGAAATCTCTGTTCTCTGCTCTGGACTGTGCCAGGATCATTGGCAGATGCAGGCTCACAGCTCCGATGTTGAAGCGGCCTACAAATACCGGCTTGTCGTTCTCATCCGCAGGTTTCATGCCTCCACGCTCATACCAGGGGCTTAAGAATGCACGGCATCCCATGGGGCTGATGACTCTCTTGTATTTTTTATACATCTCAGAGATATATCCCTCACCGCTCATGGACAGCCAGTCCGGATACATGGTCTTGGAAGAGCACTCAATACCTGCCTCAAACACATCTTCGCAGACACCGCCTTTTCCATGGATCGCTTCGTCATAGAGAAATACGATCTTCGGGAAAAGCACCGGCTTCTTATTACCCGGCTTACCCTGTCCGCCCTGGTGTACCTGCAGCAGGGAAATATTGGACATCTTTGCAAAACGCTCCTGTCCAAGACCCATGGTCACCGTCACGAACGGATAATCACCACGGGAAGATCCTACGGTATTGAGCTTGTACTCGATTCCCTGCCATCCCTGATCAAAATCTCTGCGGACTTTGTTCATGGCATAGGTCTCTGCCTTCTCTTCCACGCCCTGCCATTCCGGATCCATGTAGGATAAGAATTCTGCCTTGTATTTTTTGTAGCTCTTCTCTGCATAAGGAGCCAGCACCTTGTCCACTTCCGGCACGGTAAATCCGCCGTACTGCTGGGCTGCCGTACTTAAGATAATATCTCCCATAACATCAAATGCGGTATCCAGAGTTTTCGGCTCGTTGTACCATACATTTCCCATCTCAAAACCGCCGGTCAGAACACTGGCGATATCAAACAGACAGCAGTTCATGGTATCCAGACGGGCTGACTGGTCATGAATGTAGATGTATCCATCTCTGCATGCCTGCAGTTCATTACGGTTCATAAAGAATTTGCGGTACAGCTCTTTGTTCAGCTCATTGAAGATCAGGCTTCGCTTGGTAGCTACCAGAGCACTGTCGGTATTGGCATTGCTCTTGTCACCAATGTAACGGATAGATTGGCTCTTAGTATAGACATCATCCATCATGTGCACAAAATCTTTTTTGTAATTCCGATAGTCACGATAGCTCTTTGCCACCGCCGGATTCACATGATCCAGAGCCCCCTCCACGATGTTGTGCATATCCTGGATATCGATATTTTCTTTTCCCAGAGACTCCGCACGCTCCTGCGCAAAGTTACAGATAAATTTGATCTCATCCTCTGAGAATTTGTACAAAATCCTTGCAGCCGACTTATTGACTGCATTAATGATCTTTTCTACATTAAATATCTCTCTTGTTCCATCCTTTTTGACTACGTACAATTTCATTCACCCCTACTATATCTTGTGTTTTATCACCGTTTTTATTCCAAATGTTGATTAAAAGTATATACCAACCCTATCCAATATGCAAGCCATAATGACGCTGAAAACTTACCAAGAAACATTTCTGAAATTCTACTATATTTCACAAAGTTTAAAAAAACAGGTTTGCCCACTTGACAAATGGGTAAACCTGTTCTTCGTATTTTTATCGTATGCTACTTCATGAATCGGTCGATGGCCTCCGCCAGTTCTTTGACAGATTCCATATCTCCACATTCAACCGCCTCTACCAGACAGTGCTCGATGTGCTCCTTAAGGATCACTTTTCCTGTATTGTTAATGGCGGATTTTACAGCTGAGAGCTGCACCAGCACCTCACTGCAATCCCTGCCGTCCTCCACCATCCGACGGATGGACTCCAGGTGTCCGATGGCTCTGGACAGCCGGTTCAGCACTGCTTTTGTATTGGTATGGGTATGCGTGTGTCCATGTCCATGGCTATGGCAGCACTCGTCATGATCGTGGCTATGCCCTTCCTCATGACTGTGCACATGTTCATGATGATCATGGTCGTGGTCATGATGTTCGTGCTCATAGACGGTACCATCAGCCGCCACATGCACATGTCTTCCCTGTTCTGACATCTGTATTCCAAAATCCTTTCTCTTATTTTCCGCTGTATACGATTCCCTGCTCTGCATCCATGGTCACAAATGTTCCGGATTTCAGAATGCGGGTTGCATTTCTCGCAGATGTGATGACCGGAATATCCAGTGTCATGCCGACAACAGCTGCGTGGGAATAACGGTCTCCAGTCTCCGCAATGATACCTGCAGCCTCTTTGAGCTTGTGTACCATCTCATTGGTTGTCTGCTCTACAACTACAATATCACCGGAGCGGAAATTCTTCTCCAGATCTTCCTCGCTGTTACATACGCATACATTTCCGGAAGCTTTCAGCTTATTGCATCCTTTACCGGTCAGCAGCGCATTACCTGCGATCTGTACTTTCATCATATTGGTGGTTCCGGACAGTCCTACCGGCACACCTGCAGCGATAACGACCATTTCTCCTCTGGAGATCAGGCCCTTCTGCTCTGCCAGTTCTACTGCGCGGTCAAACAGCTCGTCTGCAGTATTGGCTTCCTCCATTACGACCGGAGTCACACCCCAGAGCAGGTTTAACTGACGATAGACGCGCTCATCTGTGGTACAGCCGATAATCGGGCATACCGGCAGATATTTGGCAATTCTGGACACGGTACGGCCGGATTTGGATACTGCCACAATAGCTGCTGCCTTCAGATCTGCTGCTGTGGTACAGGTTGCATGGGAGATGGCACTGGTCACATCCGGTGTCTCAGCCAGTTTTCTCGGTTTGAACTCTCTGGTGTAATCAATATCCCGTTCGGTACGCTCTGCGATCTTTGCCATGGTCTGTACGGCTTCTATCGGATATGCACCTGCAGCGGTCTCGCCGGACAGCATGATCGCACTGGTTCCCTGATAGATGGCATTTGCCACGTCGGAAGTCTCCGCACGGGTCGGTCTCGGATTCTTGATCATGGAATCCAGCATCTGAGTTGCTGTGATCACCGGTTTGCCCATATGCATGGCCTGACGGATCAGTTTCTTCTGGATCACCGGAACTTCCTCTAACGGGATCTCCACACCCATGTCTCCTCTGGCGATCATGATTCCATCTGCCACACGAAGAATAGACTCACAGTTCTCCACGCCCTGTGCATTTTCCAGTTTTGCAATAATATGGATGTTCTCGCCGCCATGCTCATGAAGGATCTTACGAATCTCCATAATATCTTCAGCAGTTCTGGTGAAGGATGCTGCGATAAAATCATAGTCCTGCTCCACTGCAAATACAATATCATCATGATCTTTCGGGCTGACAAACGGCATATTCAGCTCTACGCCCGGCACGTTCACGCCCTTATGGTTGGAAATGAATCCTCCATTTTTTACCCGACAGACAATATCCTCGCCCTCAATACGGACTACTTCCATACCGATCAGACCATCATCGATCAGAATGGAATCTCCTGCTTCCACATCACGGTACAGTTCCTTGTAAGTGATGGATACTTTCTGTGCGGTTCCCAGCATCTCTTCTGTGGTCAGTGTAAATTCCTGACCCGGTTTTAATTCCAGTTTTCCACCTTCCACATCACCGATACGGATCTCCGGTCCCTTGGTATCCAGAAGTGCTGCTACCGGCAGATTCAGTTCCTTCCGGAGTTTCTTGATCATATCCAGTCTGGCCTTCTGCTCCTCATGAGTCCCGTGAGAGAAATTCATTCTGGCTACATTCATGCCATTTTTCATCAGGGCTCTCAGCACTTCCTCTTTATCTGTGGATGGGCCCAGTGTACATACAATTTTTGTTCTTCTCATATTTATATCCTTTCCTGCTTCTAGTATTTTTGTATAATTGCTGCCTCATTATTCATGAAAATGATATTCAGATCGATGGATAAACAGACAAAGGCTGTCTGCACATATTTCTAATTTACCATCTTACCTGCCCTTTTGCAACTAAAAAGGAAGTTAAGATCATGAAAAGAATCTATGAGCTGACAGCCTTTTTCTATGAATGTTTCTATTCGTTTACACTATAGTTCGGTGCTTCTTTTGTAATATGAATGTCATGCGGATGACTTTCCTTCAGAGAAGCTGCAGAAATCTTTACAAATCTGCCTGTGGTCTTCAGAGTCTCAATGTCTTTGGCTCCGCACAGACCCATACCGGAACGAAGTCCTCCAAGGAGCTGGAAAATAGTATCTTCCACATAACCCTTGTAAGCTACGCGGCCTTCCACACCTTCCGGCACCAGTTTCTTGGCATCGCTCTGGAAATAACGGTCTTTGGAACCGTTCTCCATAGCGGAGATGGAACCCATTCCACGGTATACTTTGTATTTTCTTCCCTGATACAGTTCAAAAGATCCCGGGCTCTCATCGCAGCCTGCGAAGATGCTTCCCATCATGCAGACATTGGCACCTGCTGCGATTGCTTTGGTAATATCTCCTGAATATTTGATACCGCCATCGGCAATGACCGGAATACCATACTCTTTTGCCACTTCATAGCTGTCCATTACGGCACTGATCTGCGGTACACCCACACCGGATACCACACGGGTAGTACAGATGGAACCAGGTCCGATACCAACCTTAACTGCATCTGCTCCGGCTTCGATCAATGCTCTTGTTCCTTCTCCGGTTGCCACATTTCCTGCGATGACCGGAACATCCGGATATGCTTCCTTCAGCATGCGCAGGCAGCGAAGGACATTTGCAGAATGTCCGTGGGAGGAATCCAGAACCAGTACATCTACATGTGCATCGATCAGAGCTTTCGCTCTCTCCAGCACGTTTGCAGTGATACCGATACCGGCACCGCACAGCAGACGTCCCTGTGCATCTTTGGCTGCCAGCGGGTATTTGATCTGTTTTTCAATATCCTTGATGGTGATAAGTCCCTTCAGGTTGAAGTCCTTGTCAACGATCGGAAGCTTCTCTTTACGTGCTCTGCCAAGGATCACTTTTGCTTCTTCCAGCGTGATACCTTCCTGAGCGGTAACCAGATTCTCAGAGGTCATGGACTCTTTGATCTTCTTGGTGAAATCTGTCTCAAATTTCAGATCACGGTTGGTGATGATACCTACCAGCTTCTTTCCTTCCGTGATCGGCACACCGGAGATCCGGTATTTTGCCATGAGCTCATTGGCGTCTGCCAGTGTATGCTCCGGTGACAGAGAAAACGGATCTGTGATAACACCATTCTCAGAACGTTTTACCATATCCACTTCTTCTGCCTGCTGTTCGATCGACATATTCTTATGAATGATACCGATACCACCCTGTCTTGCCATCGCGATTGCCATTCTGTGTTCGGTAACCGTATCCATTCCGGCACTCATCATGGGAATGTTCAGTTTGATGGTCTTTGTCAGCCATGTTTCCAGATTTACCTGGTTCGGGATCACCTCTGAATAGGAGGGAACCAGCAGTACATCATCAAAAGTAATGCTTTCACCGATAATCTTGCCCATTTCTTTTCCTCTCTTTCCTCTGATCTGTTGTTTTTTATTTATTATTTTCTCTTATATATGATTATTTATTTAGTAGAAAAAATAATGTCTGAATTGATATTGAATCTAGTCTATCAGAGACTGGTCACTCTGTCAATGCCCTTTTAGAAAAAAAGGACACTGTCTTGCGACAATGTCCTTTTCTATTCACACGGGTACGGATGTACTCCTTACATCATTCCCATTCCGCCGCCAGCCGGAGCTGCCGGAGTTTCTTCTTTAATATTAGCTACACAAGCCTCTGTGGTCAGGAATGTGGATGCAACGCTGGTAGCGTTCTGCAGAGCAGTTCTGGTAACCTTAGCCGGATCCAGGATACCTGCATCTACCATATTTACATACTTCTCATTATAAGCATCAAATCCTACACCAACCTCAGACTCACGTACTTTGTTGATGATAACTGCACCTTCCAGACCTGCATTTGCTGCAATGTGGAACAGCGGAGCTTCCAGAGCTTTCAGGATTACTTTACCACCGGTCTTCTCATCACCTTCCAGAGTGTCTACCAGTTTGGCAACCTCTTTGGATGCATGGATGTAAGCAGATCCACCACCACAGATGATACCCTCTTCAACAGCTGCTCTTGTAGCTGCCAGAGCATCTTCCATACGGAGTTTTGCTTCTTTCATCTCGGTCTCAGTAGCAGCACCTACACGGATCACTGCAACACCACCGGACAGTTTTGCGTAACGCTCCTGCAGTTTCTCTTTATCAAACTCAGACTTGGTGTTCTCGATCTCAGCTTTGATGGTCTTGATACGGTCTGCGATTGCAGCTTTATCACCCATACCATCAACGATCACAGTGCTCTCTTTCTGTACTTTTACAGATTTTGCACGGCCAAGCATCTCAATAGTAGTATCTTTCAGTTCCAGACCAACCTCTTCGGAAACTACGGTACCACCTGTCAGGATTGCGATATCCTGCAGCATTGCTTTTCTTCTGTCACCATATCCAGGAGCTTTTACTCCAACAGCGGTAAAGGTTCCACGCAGTTTGTTCAGTACCAGAGTAGTCAGAGCCTCGCCCTCGATATCCTCTGCGATGATCAGCAGCTTCTTACCGGACTGTACTAACTGCTCCAGTACCGGAAGGATCTCCTGAATATTGGAAATCTTCTTATCAGTGATCAGGATGTACGGATCATCCAGAACTGCTTCCATCTTCTCTGTATCAGTTGCCATGTATGCGGAAATGTATCCACGGTCGAACTGCATACCTTCTACGACATCCAGCTCGGTCTGCATGGTCTTGGACTCTTCGATGGTGATAACACCGTCATTTGCAACCTTCTCCATTGCATCTGCAACCATATCGCCTACTTCGTCATTACCAGCGGAGATTGCTGCAACTCTTGCCATCTGATGTTTGCCGGATACTTTGCTGCTCATTGCTGCGATTGCTTCAACAGCCTTGTCAGTTGCTTTCTTCATTCCTTTTCTCAGAACAATCGGGTTAGCTCCTGCTTCCAGGTTCTTCATTCCTTCGTGGATCATAGCCTGTGCCAGTACCGTAGCGGTTGTGGTACCATCACCAGCTACATCGTTGGTCTTGGTTGCTACTTCTTTTACAAGCTGTGCACCCATGTTCTCGAACGGATCTTCCAGCTCGATCTCTTTTGCGATGGTAACACCATCGTTGGTGATCAGCGGAGCACCGAACTGTTTGTCAAGAACTACGTTTCTTCCTTTCGGTCCGATGGTTACACGAACGGTATCTGCAAGTTTATTTACACCGGCTTCCAGTGCTTTTCTGGCGTCTACGCCATATTTTAAATCTTTAGCCATGATAATTTCCCTCCTGAAATCAATCTGTAATCAAATGTTATTATTCAACGATTGCGAGAATGTCGCTCTGTTTTACGATGATATATTCTTCGTCATCCAGTTTTACTTCATTTCCTGCATACTTGGAATAGATTACCTGATCGCCTACCTTTACCTGCATGGTAACTTCTTTACCATCTACCATTCCGCCAGGTCCTACTGCGATAACCTCAGCATTCTCCGGTCTTTCCTGTGCTTTTGCTGCAAGGATGATTCCGGATTTGGTAGTTTCTTCTTTTGCACTCTGTTTTAATACGACTCTGTCGCCTAAAGGTACTAACTTCATGATAATTCCTCCTGATTGCTGTTCTTTCATCTTATTAGCACTCACTTTTGTTGAGTGCTAACCTTTAGTCATTATATTAGTATGCTTATCCTGAAATGTCAATGGGGAAATTAAATTTTCTAAAATTTTAATATTTTCTCACGGTGCCTTTTTTCTCTTCGATCTGGCGGAGCTCATCGAATACCGCATCGTTGATCACTTTGATGTTGGTTCCCTTCATTCCTGAAGAGCGGGACTCGATCACACCGGCACTCTCGAATTTTCTCAGTGCGTTGACGATCACGGATCTGGTGATGCCTGCCTTATCCGCAATACGGCTTGCCACCAGTGTGCACTCGGTTCCTTTCATCTCGCTGAAGATCAGAAGGATGGCTTCCAGTTCCGTCACAGACAGGGTTCCGATGGCAGACTGTACGATCTGACGCTTGCGGATCTCCTCTGCATTTTCTTCATGAACGGATCTCATCATCTCAAGACCGACTACGGTAGTTCCGTACTCACTTAAGATAATGTCATCGATTTCATAATCTTTTTCGTATTTATACAGGAACAGGGTTCCCAGTCTCTCACCTGCAATGTCGATGGGTGCCACCAGTGCCTGATATTTTCTGATATTTTCAAATTCAAATCCAAGAGTCTGAAGATTTACATTCTCCTTGGTGGAAAGGATACCCAGCAGACGCTCGTTGAGCAGCGGGTCGATCAGTCCGCCCACACGGTCAACGATCAGTTCGTGGATCTCATCTACACCATGATACTGGCTGATTCCCAGTACTTTTCCTTTTTTGCTGATCACCAGCACATTGGATTCCAGGATTTCTGACAGCACACTGCAGATATCGTTAAATACTACTTTGCTGGAATTGTTATTATGCAGAAGTTTATTGATTTTTCTTGTTTTGTCTAATAATTGTACGCTCATCTTTTTCTCTCTCCCATAACGTAAAAAAGTGCAGTCACTTCCGCAACCGCACTTTCGATACTAGCACATATTTTCTGAAATTTCAATTTAATTCTGAAATTTCTGACATTTTTAATTTTTTGCAGCGCCGTCTGCTGCCTCAGCATTCTCCTTCGGAGCCTCCGGTCTCTTCCAGGAAATGAAATCACAATCCGGATAGCCTTCACAGCTGTAGAACTTCCGTCCTTTGGAAGATCTGCGAAGCACGATCTCCTTACCGCATTTCGGACATTTCACACCGATCTTCTCCAGATACGGCTTGGTATTGCGGCACTCCGGGAATCCCGGGCAGGCAAGGAATTTGCCATGAGGACCATATTTGACTACCATATTGCGTCCGCAAAGCTCGCAGACCTCATCAGATACCTCGTCCTCGATTTTCACTTTCTGAAGATCCTCTTCTGCTTTTTCCACCGCTTCTTCCAGATCCGGGTAGAAGTTGCTGACAACGGTCTTCCAGTTGACCACGCCTTCTTCCACTTTATCAAGCAGAGATTCCACATTAGCGGTAAAATCAGACTCCACAATACTCGGGAATGCCTGTTTCATAATATTGTTGACCACTTCACCAAGCTCGGTAAGGTAAAGGTTCCGTCCCTCTTTTGCCACATAACGGCGGGCAATAATGGTGCTGATGGTCGGCGCATAGGTACTGGGGCGTCCAATACCCAGCTCTTCCAGTGTCTTAACCAGCGCAGCCTCTGTATAATGGGCAGGCGGCTGTGTAAAATGCTGTTTGTCCTCAAATTCCAGAAGCTTTAATTCGGAATCCGGTCCCAGTTCTTTCAGAAGAGACGGGTTGTCACTCTTCTCCTCATCCTGCACATAGACAGACATGAATCCGTCAAATGCAACCACCGATGCGGATACGGTAAAGCGATAACCTGCTCCGTCGATCTTCACACTGGTCGTATGGTATTTCGCATCTGCCATGCAGCTTGCGGTAAATCGTTTCCAGATCAGCTGATAAAGACGGAACTGGTCTCTGGACATGGACTCCTTCACTTTTACCGGAAGTCTGCGGATATCGGTAGGACGGATGGCCTCATGTGCATCCTGGATCTTACGGTCCGGTGCTTTCTTCGCCTCACCCTGACGCAGATAATTCTCTCCATAGGTCTCTCCAATATAGGAAACTGCCTGTGCAGCGGCCTCGTCGGAGATTCGGGTGGAATCCGTACGCAGGTAAGTGATCACACCGACGGTTCCCTGACCTTCGATGTCAATTCCTTCATAAAGCTGCTGAGCCAGACGCATGGTCTTGGAGGTGGAGAAGTTCAGTACCTTGGAAGCTTCCTGCTGCAGAGTACTGGTGGTAAATGGAAGGGGTGCTTTCTTGGTACGCTCACCTTTTTTCACATCGGTCACAGAAAATTCTGCATCTTTCAGAGCTGCCAGCACCTGATCCATCTCTTCTCTGGAGTGGATCTCCATCTTTTCTTTGGTGGTTCCGTAAAATTTTGCTGTCACCGGCTTCTTCTCACCGGTTACCTTGAACTGTGCGTCCAGGCTCCAGTACTCTTCCGGTACAAATGCATTGATCTCTTCTTCCCGGTCTGCAATGATCCGAAGAGCTGCTGACTGTACACGGCCTGCGCTTAAGCCTCTCTTGACCTTCGCCCACAGAAGCGGGCTGATCCGGTAACCCACCATACGGTCCACCATACGGCGGGCCTGCTGTGCATCCACCAGATCCATATCGATCTGACGGGCATGCTTTAAGGATTCCTTCACTGCGGTCTTGGTGATCTCATTGAAGGTGATCCGGTACATTTTCTTATCTTCCAGTCCCAGTGCCTTGGAAAGGTGCCAGGAAATGGCTTCTCCCTCGCGGTCAGGGTCAGTTGCCAGATATACTTTATCTGCCTTCTTGGCTTCTTTCCGAAGCTTTGCCAGAATCTCTCCTTTTCCGCGAATGGTTATATACTTGGGTTCATAGTCATGATCCACATCGATTCCAAACTGACTTTTAGGAAAATCCCGCACATGTCCGTTGGATGCCATGACCTCATAATTGGCTCCCAGAAACTTTTTAATTGTCTTCACCTTTGCCGGTGACTCCACGATTACTAAATATTTCGCCATCGATGATCCTCGAATCCGTCCTTACATATTCATTCTTGCGGATCTCCCTGATATGTCCTTCCATTTGCAGAAGAACCAGCGTCTGTAGCACTTTCGCCACGGGAAATCCTGTTTTTTTTACCAGTTCCTCCAGGGACACCGGTTGTAAACGTATCCAACTATACACGATATCTTCATCCTTTGCAAGTAAAATTTTCCCGTCCGATGTATTTTTACACATGCCATTTTCTGTCACATGCAGTGCTTCCAGCAAAGTTTTCGGACTGTCCGCAACACCTGCCCCCTGCTTTAAGAGGTTTAGACATCCCCGGCTCAATTCATCGGTGATCCGTCCCGGCACCACGTAGACATCCTTTCCCTGCTCCAGCGCCTGATCCGCTGTGATCAGAGAGCCGCTCTTTTCTCTGGCCTCCACCACCAGCACCAGGTCCGAAAGGCCGCTGATGATCCGATTTCTTGCCGGAAAAAATCCCGCTAGCGGGGGACGACCCGGTTCCTGTTCGGAAATGATTCCTCCACGCTTTTCCTGAAGGATTCGTTCATATAAAGGCCGGTTTCCTGCCGGGTAACACACATCCACGCCGCATCCCATGACTGCATAAGTACTTCCCCCTCCTTCCAGTGCTCCTGCATGTGCCGCTGCATCGATTCCCCATGCAAGTCCGCTGATGATCTGCACTCCTTCCGATGCCAGTTCTCTGGAAAACTGTCTGGCAATGCTGTTTCCGTAAGGGGTGGATCTTCTGGCACCTACTACCGCCACAGATGGTCGTTTGGGATCCGGAAGAGCACCCAGTACATACAATGTCTTAGGCATTCCTTTATAGGGTCTTAGCTTTTGCGGGTACTCCATGTCCCCCTGTTGAATCCATTGTATGCTGTTCCTTCTATTATATATGTCTTTCATCCGCAGGGTTCCTCCCAGATATTATGATCCATGGTCCGATACCCCACAGCCTCCAGAAGATGAGGTGTCCGGATCTCTGTGCTTTCTTCCAGATCTGCAATGGTCCTTGCCACCCGGATGATCCGATAATATCCTCTGGCACTGAGCCGTAATGTCTCAAAGGCTTTCTCCATAATGGCTGCTTCTTCGGTTCCCAGCGGACAGAGCGTCTGGATTGCCCGGGCTGATAGCTGGGAATTAAACTGAAATCCCAGTCCACGGTATCGCTCCTGCTGCCGCTGATGTGCCAGCGATACCCGTTCCCGGATGGATGCAGAGCTTTCATTTTCCGGTCTTTCTTTCCCAGTGAGTTCCCCATATTCCACCGGTGAGATCTCTGTACAGATATCGATCCGGTCAAGGAGCGGACCGGAGATCCGTTTCAGATACCGGCTGATCTCTCCCGGCAGACAGTTACATCGGGTCCGATCCGGATAATAGCCGCATTTACAGGGATTCATGGCTGCCACCAGTTGAAAATGCGCCGGAAATGTATATTTCCCATCTGCCCGGCTGATAGTGATCACCCCATCTTCCATGGGCTGGCGTAAGGTTTCCAGTACATTCCGGTGGAATTCCGGCAACTCGTCCAGAAACAGCACGCCCGACAGACGAGCCGTTCAATAACAATTATCGAAACGCCATCGTCACTTAATGAAAAATTCGACCATATTTCAAAAGCTATCCCCACGGGGTACTATCTTCCACCCTGGGGACGGGGCAACCACCCCAGCTCACCCCACCACAAAGCAGAGGGGTAAAACCGCTTTTTCTCAAAAATAAGACTGGGATACTTTGCGAATGCTAAAATCCGAATTGTAGAAAATTGGATAAAAGAATATGAGTTTCTTCCATATATAAAAGAACTCATAAAATGGTTCGAGGGCTTGGTCATCGAATTGTAACCTTACCCTCATTTATTATACACCACCAAACACCTGTTTGGAATCTTTTTTATTTCAATTTCGTTGTATTTTTTGTGAACTCGTTTTACTGCTCTGTTCGTTCAGGTGCATAAAAGATTAAAAGTTCGATATGGTTATCGTCTGCTGTTGCACTCTCCTTCATATCGTACTTTACGCAATAATCCCGAATCATGTAACCACGATAAGGGTCAGACAAGGTGTAAAGCTCTCTGGTAGAGAAATCAATCAGGCAATATCCCGTGGTGCCAAGTCTGCTGTCATCACCGTGGTTCTTCTGATCTACATAGAATTCCACCACTTTGTCCAGGCAAGTCTGGCAAAGGGAATCCTTCAGCTTATCGAAATCCACCTGGTCCTTGGCTTTGTAGTAAATATTCGCATTGCTGTAGCCACGGCTCTGCATTCCAGTAACCATCACACTGCCGTAACCATCGCCATAGGAATTTAACTTTGTACTGACACCGCTTTGCCCGAATACCTCATTACCCTCATCGTCAAAGGCTCTGACTTCGGTATCACTTATAGACAGGTCATTCAGATGGATAATTCCTATCGAGTCCTTCTTGCCATAATACGACATAAGACTGCCACCTCCGTTGCCGCAGATGGAACAGTCCTCTTGACCAATATTGGACTCTACGGATAATTCATATTCTGGTTTTTCTTGCTTGGTTGCAGACTCTGCAGATGCACTGGTTTGTCCGCAGCCACAAAGCAAACAGGTCATAAGCACTGTAAGGAAAAAGGCTCTCCGTTTCATGGTGTCCTCCAAATGAAATAAGGACAGCCGGAACATCAGCCATCCTTACTTTCTTACTATTCCTTGCATATATGCTTCTACCAATGCCTTCTCCTGCTCGTTCATAGCATTCCAGGTGGCGAGAAGGTGTTTCTGCTCTTCTGTCAAATTTGGCAGTTCATCGTCCTTCGAGAAAAATTGAGCAAGGGTCATATCCAGCCCTTTGCAAATCTTCTCCAATGTCTGTATGGTCGGAACACTCTGCCTATTCAGTAGTGTGGAAATCGAAGATTGAGAGATGCCGGATTTCTGGGCAAGGCGATATCTGCTCATTTGCTTCTGTTCACACAACTGTTCTATTCTGTCAATGATATAGTTCTCAGCCGACAAGTAATCTACACCTCACTTCCGAAGCCTTTACCCATATTGTACTTGGAAATGGGGATTCTTATTAGATTGCCACTGACGAACCATTTTACTTTGGAGTTGCGATATATGTAGGTAAAAAAATAAGGTTGCGATTCCAGTATAGCATAATGCTACCCACTCGAAAACACTTTCACGCAAAATACTTCGGTATTGCTATGCAAGTTGATACGCACCGCCGAATTAGATATAATTTTCTATGGCTCTGCTATGCGGGGTACTGTACTGGTAACGACCCACCAGGATAGGAAGGGGGTGTTTCAACTGAAAGGGAAATTAGAATTGTCTGCGAAATGGCAAGGGTCATCAAAAGCCGAAAAGCGAAAGGCCGCAAAGAACCGTATTAAAAACGCCTATGACAATGAAGCGGAGGTAGAGATCGTACCTGCCGTGTCCGAACTGGAGACGGACAAACCAAAGATCATACGAGTCGCAGCCTACTGCCGAGTCAGCACTGATGAAGATGCCCAGGCTGGTAGTTATGAATTGCAAGTCCAATACTATACTGAACTTATCACCAGAAACCCGGACTGGGAGTTAGTAAAAATATATGCCGATGAGGGTATCTCCGGCACGAATGTCACCAAACGAATGCAGTTCCAGGAAATGATACGAGATTGCTACGATGGAAAAATCGATCTGATTATCACAAAGTCCATCAGCCGCTTTGCTCGTAACACCCTGGACTGCATTTCTTATGTTCGGCAACTGAGGAGCCTTGAACCTCCTGTGGCAGTATTTTTTGAAAACGAAAATCTGAATACCACTGACCGAAGGAACGAGGCGTTCATCGCCATGCTCAGTAGCGTGGCACAGGGTGAGTCAGAGAATAAATCCGAAGCAATCAAATGGTCGATCAAGCGGCGGTTTCAAAAAGGACTGCCGCTCTGCCCGACCTGGGCACTCCTCGGCTATACCACAGACGATGATGGGAATATGACTATCGTGGAGGATGAAGCCGCTGTGGTTCGCTTTATCTATGAGAACTACTTAGACGGCTGGAGTGTGAAGGAAATCGCGGAAGAACTGACACGGCTCAATATTCCTACAGTGAAAGGGATGGAAGAATGGAGTGTCGGTACGCTCTACAGTATGCTCCATAATGAACGCTACTGTGGCGATGTAATTATGCAGAAAACTTACACACCAGACTGCTTATCCCACCGTTCCGTAAAGAACCGTGGACAGGAACGCAAGTACATCATGCGTGACCACCATCCGGCTATCATACCGCGGGAACAATGGAATGAAGTTCAAGAGTGCTTAAAAACCAGACGGCGAAAGCGAACGAAGCAGGTCAGCCGAGATGCACCTGTCACACTCCAGTTTATCAGTCGCGGGCGAATGAAAGGATATCTTGTCCTTGACCCGCACTGGTCGAAACGTGATGTACCAAAAATCCAAGAAAAACTACAAAAGAGAGGTAATGTAAAATGTTAGAGAATTTCCAGGTAATCGAGATCAAAAAGACTGTAGCACCGAAAGAGGCTCCGCTGAATGTCATCGTGGAGCCGAAGCGTATTCGCTTTGTGAAGTCCGTTGTTGAGGTACTGGGCTATCCGGCTTATGCCCGCTTCCTGTTCAACCCGGACACCCGCCAGTTTGCCGTGCAGGTCGGCAAGGGCAATGAGGGCAACACGGTCAAGTTCTCCAAGGCAAAGGAGGAACAGAAGACCGCTATCCTCGTACAGAACGAGCCGATGATGGAAGTCATCCGCGGTGCCATGAAGGAATGGAATGCAGAAACCAAGTACATTATGACTGGCGTTTACTCCAAGGAAGATAAGGCGGTCATCTTCGATCTGGCAAAGGGCATCCCGTATGCACGGCGAGTCCTTAAGAAGAATATCGCAGAATAAGCACTAAAATAGCAGCCCTCCCAGATCAATGGTTTGGGGGTGGGCTGCTACCCTTTATTCTGCCACTTCGACCGCAAGCTGTGTCCCGTCAAGGAAGTGGAACTCCAGCTCACCGCCATGCTGGACAATCACATAGTCCAGAACCTTGCCAACCAGCAAAAGGTCGATTTTTTTCAGCGGCTTCATCTTGGTAAGTTCCAGCATCTGTTTTGCTCGGAAGCGTTCCAGGGCGTTGCCATTCTCGGCCTGTGCTTTCCAGGTTTCTACGAACTCTGCCCGGTTCTCCAGAATGCCATTCCATGCCATGACAAAAGCTCCGTGCAAATCCGATTCTTTCAAGTTTTCGCTGTGGCAAATCACCACACCTTTTTCTCGGTAGCGGTTGCCGCATTGCCAGACCTTATAAGTGTTGTTCAAGCGATACCAGGTACGCCGCCAGAAAACCTTTCCGCACTCTCCGCATAAAACCCGATTGGAAAATGGTTGCTCGTCCGTGTAACGGCCCATCGTCCGCAGGTTGTGAGTTGTCATATAATTCTGCCGCCGTTCCAGTTCAAGCTGAACGGCATCCCAATACTCTGGGTCGATGATGGCTTCGTGGTCACCCTTAACATGGTACTGCTCCAGTTGCCCTTCATTCTTCACGGTCTTTTTCGTAAGGTAATCGGAAGTGAAAGTTTTCTGCAGAATGGCATCGCCCATGTATTTTTCATTCCGCAGAATTCCGAAAATTGTGCTGGCCTGCCATTTTGCTTCGCCCATGCACCCCGGAACTCCTTCATCCCGAAGTCGGCGGCTGATAACATCGGGGTTGATGCCGTTCATAAATTCCGTATAAATCCGGCGGACAATCGCCGCCTGTTCCTCGTTGATGACCAGATTGCCTTTCTCATCCTTGTCGTAGCCCAGAAAGCGATTTGTGTTCAGATGCAGAACACCCTGCTTAAAAAGGGACCGGATACCCCACTGACAGTTTTCCGAAATGGAACGGCTCTCGTCCTGTGCCAGGGACGAAAGAATGGTGAAAAGCAGCTCACCAGAACTATCCATCGTGTTGATGCCTTCCTTTTCAAACTGGATGCCGATGCCCAGGTCTTTCAGCTTTCTGGAATAGTTCAGGCAGTCCTGCGTGTTACGGGCAAAGCGGCTAATGGATTTTGTGATAATCAAGTCGATTTTTCCGGCTTCGCAGTCTGCAATCATACGGTTGAAATCATCTCTGCGTCTGGTATTAGTGCCGGAGATACCCTCATCAGCATAAATGCCAGCCAGCTCATAGTTCGGATTCCGATTGATGTATTCGGTGTAATAGGTCACCTGGTTTTCAAAGCTGTTGATCTGCTCTTCATGGTCGGTGGAAACTCGGCAATAAGCCGCAACCCGGATTTTTCGGTCTGTCACGGCGGCTCGGTTGCTCATGCCGCGCCGTGCAGGAATGTGTACGATTTCTCTTGCCATATAAATCAGTCCTCTCTTTTGAATTCATCATATTCATCTTTCGGGTAAGCGGTAAAACGCCGCATCCCATATTCATCTTCATACTGAACCACCACAATCGGCTCTGTAATCTCACCCCAGCTATTTGCCACCTTTGCAGGTAGCCAGACTCCCTGGCAGGCATCTTTGCCAACCTTGTTATTTGTCCGGCATACCCAATATTCCTGTTTGCCTTTATTGCTCCAGTTGTGAATCAGCTTTGCTCCGCAGTATGGGCAGTACATCATATTGGAAAGTGGGTAGGTGTTTCTGCTACTCCGTGGCTTGTCAGGTCTTGGAGGGGCTGGCGTTTGCAGATGTTCACTCCGCTTCTGCAAAATCTCCTGCACCTTATCCCACTGGTCAGGCGATACGATGGGTTGGTGGTTCTCCGCAATGTACCACTGGTCAACCTGCCCCTCATTCTTATGGCGTTTCCGGCGGCTGTCCGTATAGGTTTTCTGCAATATTGCATCGCCCTTATAGGAAACATTGTGTAGAACACGGAACACCGCCGTGTCATCCCAATCGCCACCAGCACACCCAGGAACACCGTTTTTATTGAGGTACTGCTTTATCTTGCTGGGCCAGATACCTTGCTCCGCCAAATCAAACATCTGCCGTACCACCGCAGCTTTTTCCTCATCAACCACGATGTCACCTTGGGCGTTGGCTTTGTAGCCGAAGGTACATTCCAATCCACGGGCAGGAATGCCGCTTTCAAATTTCCGCTTATAGGTCATTTTCGCATTGTCGGATGCGCCTTCACTCTCCGCCTGGGCGAACGCAGCCAGAACGGTCAGCATCAATTCGCCTGCACCAGACAGTGTATTGATGTTTTGTAATTGAAAGAAAATACCGACACCGATGCTTTTTAGCTCTCTGGAAAACTTCAGCATGGTCTCGGTATTTCTTGCAAATCTGGATACGCTTTTTACTACGATTAAATCTATATTGCCAGCTCTGGCATCTTCTATCATCTTCTGGAATCCGGGGCGATTTTCCTTATAACCAGAAATGCCCTGGTCAGAGTAGATGCCAACAAACTCCCATTCTGGATTGGCGGTAATAAAGCCTTTGAAATAGGTGGTCTGGTTTTCCAAGGAGTCTTCCTGCTGAAGACTGTCCGTGGATACTCGCACATAGGCACAGACCTTTTTCTTCTGCTGCTGTACTGCCTTCGTGGGCTTGATTACCTTGATTCTCATGCTCTGTTCCTCCTTCCTTTTGGGGTAGTCTATATATCACTCTACGCCGCCGATTAGTCAAGCAATAGCTGTGCTATTTTTCGGTGAATTTTTCAATGTAAAAAAGGAAGCCCGGCAGCTCATGCCACCGGGCAAAACCTTACAGCTTGGTTGCGTAATCGAGGGAAATCCAGCCGTTACGCTTGTCCGCATAGGACTTCAGAAGTCCCCACTTGGTAGCACCAAGGCCGGTTGCTTCCTCAACGATTGTAAACACCCCAGCCCCAGTGAACTTGTACCACTTGGCATAGTTCGTGCCAGGACCCTTGCGAATATTAAGATCAGAAATCTTGACCCTCACCTTATACGGGCATTTGCTGGTTGCCGGAGCAGATGGGGTGGTCTGCTGACTGCCGCCAAGATTGGCAGTTACCCTCGCTGCCAGATCACCCAACCTTGCATAGAGCCAGTTGCCCGGACAGCTTTTGTTCGCAAACCAGCGATGAACCGTCAGCACCATCTCATCCGCTTTCGGAGTGTAGTTCAGAGTCGTATTCTTGTCACCCAACCAGAGCAGTTTCTTCTTACCGTTCCGCTTGCAGACATCGGTGCAGAGCTTCACCAGGGATTCGTACACTGCATTGTTCATCGCATACGGTTCAGACATATCACTGGCGCACTCGATGGTAACTGCTCTCTGATCATTGGCGGCACTGGAAGAACACCAGCTACGGTTTTTCTCTTCCACGCAGAGGGAAATCCGACCGTCCTTGCCAATGCCGTAGTTACAGCTTGCTTGTCTGGATGGACTGGTGAAACAGCCACAGATGCTCTCGCAGGAGAGCTGACCGACCACGCAGTGTGGTGTGATGCGGTCAATGGAATGGGTTCTCTGCCCGGAATGGTTCGGGCTAAGTTTGGTATAGGATACCAAGGAACTGTTTGTGTAAGCCATATTATTCATCCTCACTTTCCGAGCGGTCATGGAGCTGCTCTAAAACGGTCTTGATCTTTTCCGGCACAGGCAGACCAAGGTGTGCCGCATTCTCCAGAAGGCTCACGCCCTCATTGGAGATGTAGAAGAAAATGACAGCAGTTCGCAGAACACTGCCGGTTCCGATGACCTGTACATCAAGGATGTTCGCAATCCCGACCAGCAGGAAAATCAGTACCTTCCGGCAGATGCCCCGGAATGTTGGCCGTGAGGGTATTTCCCCGTTTCCGGCACTCGGGAAGGAAAACCTGTATGATTTCGTTGATCAGTTTGGAAAGATCCAGCGGAGCCTGAACCAGTTTCACCTGTCCGGCTTCCAGTTTGGAGAGGTCAAGAACGTCGTTGACCAGTTTCAGCAGAGTATTGCCGGCAAAGTTGATCGCTTTCAGGCTCTCCTGCTGTTCCTCGGGAGAGATGCCCCCGAGCATGAGAAGTTCGCTGTAGCCGATGACGGCGTTCAGCGGAGTGCGCAGTTCATGGCTGATGGTGGCGAGAAAATGGCTCTTTGCGCGGTCCGCCGCTTTTGCGGTCTCCATTGCGGCGAGAAGTTC